GTTTAGCGGGTAGGTTTTCAAAAGCAGGGGATACTCTACGGGAAGTAGCTAAGAGAGGTGACGAAAAGGTTTCAGGTTTAGGTAAAGATATACAGTACGCAGCGGATAGGCCGTAAGATCAACTGTCAGAAGAGGTATTGCGACTGGATCCCACCGGCCCTACATTTCCAACTCCTCCTGCACCTGAAGCAAAACCTAAAGAAAAATCTACAGATAATCAAGGTATAGCGTCATTAAAAAAACACATATCTAAAGGAGAGGTGGACCCTAATTCGTATGATGCGGACGCCGCAGTTGCTCCTATGTTAAACAAATTTACAACGCCTAAATACAGTGAACCCCCAGTAGGTAAAGGTGATGTAGTACATGAAGCAAGTCCAACTAGTTCAGCAGCACGTAACGAGGCCTCACCAACTGCCTATGAAGAAAAAGAGGCTATTAAAGCTTTTAGAGGTCCTGAAGCTGACATGTCTGAAGAAGTAGCTATGGCTAAAGAGTTAGCTAGAGGGGCTAATAAAGATAAATGGGGTACTGCATTAACTCAAGGTATAGGAGGTATGTTATCTGCTCAGACTCCATATGTTGGGCAAGCGTTGGGTGCAGGATATCTTTACCTAAACCTGAAACCTTTTCGTAACCTTTCTTAGCTACTTTCTTTATAGTATCCCCTGCTTGTGAAAACCCACCTGCTAAACCTTTGTGGTAATAGGTAGAAAATATACTAGGATCTAAAATTCCTGTATCTTCTTGAGGGGCGTCTAGAGTATTTAAAGGGTCCTCTTGAGTAGGACCGCCTTGTACAAAATGTCTGACCTCACCACCTTGAGCCAATGCAACTAATCCACCTGTAGCCGCTTGTTGTGGAGCTGAAGTATTTTCAGGAGCTACGCCTATTCCTGCACCTCGCATTGGGTCTACTTGTTGCATAGCCATTTGGTTCCCACCTACAGATGGTAGTCCTTGTGGTGAAGTTTGTTGAAACTCTTGCAGTTTTTGTTGTAGTACCGTTTGCTGTGGAGCCTGTGGGTTAGGCGTTCTAGCTTGCTGTTGAAACTGTGCCGCCATAGCCATGGCTAATGCTTCAGGACTATTAGGGTTTTGCTGTACCTGTTGGGATACAACTTGCATCTGTTGAGGTGTAGCGTACTTTAGCATGTCAAAAGCTTGATTAACTTGCTGACTATAAGCTTGATTAGTTACTGGAGCACTCATTATTTCACACCTCTTTTGCTTACTTTACCGTTTTTAATGAGTCCACCACGAGCCCCTCCGCTTCCCCAAGTAGCTGGGTTAGATGTATCTTGATTTACTTTAGTGCCTCCACTCACAGGTTGAGCATTAACACCTGCAACAACCCCTGCATTAGCTTGGTTAGTAAAATCAAGAGCATTAAGAGCTGTTTGTTGGTTAGCATTGACGCCTGCTTGAGACAGCGCTTGTTGAGCTTGAACTACTTGTCCTTGCGCCCCTAAGTTTGCTAGGCCTGCTTGATTCTCTGCTGAGCCTGTGCTTGTCAATCCGGAGGCATTTTGTCCTATACCTTGAAGAGCCGCTATGCCTTGTTGATTAGCTTGTAACCCCGCAGCTTGGTTGGCCTGTTGAGCGGCTAATTGGTTTTGCGCATAGGCATTGTTAGCTGTATTTTGCGCTCCTTGATTAGACAAGTTTACGTTTTGCTGGTTAGTGGCTGCATACTGAGCCGCTGCATTTTGAGCTAATTGGTTTTGTTGAGCGGCGGTTAGAGCCGTACCTTGATTAGCTTGAGCTGCTTGTAACGCTTGTTGAACATAAGCTTGTTGTGCTTGGTTCTGAGCCGCCATATTAGTAGCTTGAGTTTGCTGTTGTATATTTTGGTTAGCTAACGCCGCTTGCAAGTCTTGACCCGCTTGAGTATTCTGAATACCCAATTTAGCTTGTAAGTTTTGCAGTGCAGTGTTGTAGTCCATACCTTGGTTAGCCATCATAGCTTGTATTTCAGCCGCCTGATTAGCCAGAGTAGTTTGTTGAGAAGCACTTAAGTTAGCTTGACCAGCTTGTAGTTGTTGTCCTTGCTCATTAGTAAACTGCCCCATACCAGAAGTATAAGCCTCTTGTAGACCTTTAGCCTCAATATCACCTAACCTCATAGCTTGGTTACGCGCTGCTTCCGCTTGTTGTATAGCCTGACGAGACCCACCAAAAGCACCTGCTTGTACTGACTGAGCATTTAGCTGGTTAAGTTGTTGTTGATAGTCTCTATTAGCTTCTCTCTTTTGTATATCCACTACGTTCTGCATGTAGGGTGACATGTAAGCTTCTGAAGTACCCTTCTCTATCCAAGACTTAGGACCCGCCATTTGAGAAGCTGAGGCTGTAGGCGCAGTAACTGCACCCGGACCTTGCATTTGATACTCTTTTAATTTATCTGTGCTGACATCTCCAGCACCCTGCATAGTAGATACATCTGCTTTTTGAGCCGCTATGTCTTTAGGGGCTTCCATATTAGAGGCGTTATATGACGTAGCTTGAGCATTAGCTACATCTGCTTTATTAGCTGCTATACTATTAGGATTATACCCAGCCGCTGCTTCTAACCCCGCAGTTGACTTTCCATACATATTTGTAGCCGCAGCAAACTGCTCCGGTGTTTTTAAATCTCTAGCTGCTTGTTGAAGTTTTTGAAAATCTTCGTTTGTAGACTTGTATCCTACTATAGTGCCGCCTACAATACCGTCTTTCCAAACAGGTTCAGTATCAGCAGTTACATTTGTTATAGATGTCCCGATAGTGTTTTTTAAGTTATCTGAAGCAGTTTGGTCTGCTGCGGTTTTAATATTAAATTTATTGGCTACTTTAGGGTCGACTGTATATCCTGCCCCACTAAAAGCTGTTAACAACTTACCGTAGTCCGTATCAGTCATTGTTCCTTGAGCTGGAGGACCTAACTTAGGATGACCATTAACCATAGTTATAACACCGTAGCCACCCATTTGCTGATTTGTGTTATAAGCACGTATTAAATCTACATCTTTAGTAGATAAAGGCTTATTGTTTTTCTCTTTACCTAAAGCTTTGTCAATAGCTGTTTGCACTGCTTTAGATTGGGTCGCTGTGGTTAGTTTATACCCTTCATCTTTAGTAGTATCTCCACCGCCAGCGTACCCTTTTAAAGACATAAGACCGCCTCTAGCACTTCCAGCAACAGTTTCGTTAGCCTTATCAACCTGAGCTGCTTGTGGTGATACCGCTGCAGGTAGTGTGTATGTAGAAGCAGCAGTGCCTGTGGGTGTATAAAAATCAGTTGGCGCCTTAATTGGAGCACTATACCCACTATACTGGCTTTGTGTAGGTGTTGGAGAATACCCTCCTTTAAGCATGTCATCCCAAGCCGCTGTTTGTTCAGCGCTTGATCGTAGCATACTGGTAATAGGACCCGGCTTGTCTTTAGTACCTAACATAAGAGCTTGGTACACTGGGTTCTGCCACGGCGACTGATTAATAGTAGATGTGGTTGTAGTGTTTGCAGGTGCTGATGGCGCACCGCCATAGAATCTAGGGCAGATGTAAGTAAAAAATAGTTTTGAAAGACTACTTGGTTTGAATATCATAGGGATTTACCTGTAATTATATATTTCTGTTGCATGCCATATCGAGACCATAGCTTAACTATAGATTCACGACCAGCACCTTCTAAATAAGTAGCACCGTTTGACCGGAGTATGTCTTCAAATTGAGCCCATGTAGCTCTGTTAGATACTAGTTTACCACCAATAGCAACCACAAATCCAACTCTGTCAGCAGGTCTATTAAAATAAGACACAACTAAGGCTCCGTGTATAGTATTTTCTTCATCAGTAGCAACAATAAGCTGCCATGACCCTAGTGATACCATCACTCTTACTTCTTCAATATTGTAGTCCCCGCAAGCGTACTCAAGAGCAGCCTCTAAGAAATGCTCCACATGGTCCCATGTTTGGTTTACGTATTCTAGGGGGACTTGCTGTACTTTAAGAGGCATGTTTTTTAGCCGCTCCTAAGCCTTGTATGTTAACTGCTTCTTTACGCACTTCCATCATAAGGTGTCTTAAGAACTCTGCACCTGCTTTAGAGGAGCCATTACCCAAAGCACTTACTACATCAGCAGGGATAATATAGGCGCCATCTTTAAGGGGAATTTGACCTCCATGTGCAAGAGCTGTAAGACCCCCAGTAGCTTTACCAATACCACTTAATGAAGATAAAGGTCCTGAAGGAGAACCAAACCCTAAACCTTTTAAATTTGCCATACCTGCCTGATTTTGATTTGCAAACACTCCTGCTCTTGCCGCATCTTGTTGTGATGCTAGAGCGTTAGCCGCGTCTCCAGCTACCATGCTGTTACCTGCATAATTAGTTGCTCCTGCAGTTCCTATACCTTCAAGGCCTGAAATTACTTGGGCGCTAGTGTAACTTGGATTAGAAGCCAAAGTAGTAGAGGGGGGAGGTGCTATGTCCCCTAAGGAGCTAACTGAAGTATTTGGGGCAGGAGAATTAGGCAAAGATGCACTAGATGTAGGTTGAGGAACTAACGCATTAAGGTCTGATTTAGGGACTGAGGCACCTTCTATATTAGGAGAAGCATTGCCAACTTCTGGGGGCCCCATATTACCCGCAACACCCCCTGCAATAGCTCCGGTAGCACCTCCAATTAATGCCCCTTTACCTACGTCTTGTCCTCCCACTGCGGCCCCAGCCGCCCCACCAGCCGCTGCGGATCCCCCTCCTACTATGGCCCCCGCTGCAGTATCTCCTACTGCACTAGCTAACTGTCCTCCAACAGCTCCACCAACTCCTGTAGCCAAACCTCCTGTAACCGCGCCAGAAGCAGCGCCCATAAGGGCACCTTTACCAACATCTTGTCCTTGAGCCGCTGCAGAAATAGCCCCTACCCCTGCTCCTAATGCTCCTGCTGTTGCTGCTCCCGCTCCAATACCTGCTGCTGCACCACCAATAGAACCTGCAGTTATAGCCGCTCCTACTCCTCCGGTAATTGCCCCTGCGGTTGCCAACGATGTTGCTGCTGTTGCTGCTGCTGCTACTATAAAACTCATTGCTCTGCTCCTAGTCTTACTCGGTTAGCTTGTCTGTAGTCCACAGTAAGTTCTTCGTTTTTATATATCTTTTTTATAGCGTACATGTCTATATTATCTCCAGCCAGCACGTACTGTGTATTAGGGAATGAGCTATGATTTGCATATCTTCCAACAGAGGTTCTAAATTGCCCAATGCGTCCGGGGGCTATACGAGCACCACTAGGGATATCTTCAAAAGCAAATACACCTTGACCTTCAATAGCAGAGGGGGCTATATAAGTTAGTTTCTCATTCTCTGGCATCGGTACTTGGTCGTCTAGATTTTCTGAAAGTGCTCTAGCTTGCATATCGGTAAACCCCGCCTCTGTAATAGCTTGTATATAGTCGTACTGTTGGTACTCTGCCATTGTATTAAACGTCAACACTTCAGCAACTTTAGTATCATCTTGTTCAGTACATGCGTGTATAGTAGCAAATTCCACTTCCTCGTGCACATAAACTACACGGTGCGTTCCAGCTGGTGTTACAAACATATCAGGGGCAATTACTTCTTGAGATTCACCTTCAGAGTTAAGCATTGTTATATGCCCTCTAAAGGCCACAGATATATGGTCTGTTTTGTGCACTCTTGTAGTAAAAAAGCACCCTGCGGGGACAATGATCCTACGCCCGTATAACTCTTTTGTATGATAGTGAGTTAAGGGCGTTTCTACACCTTGCAGTTCGCCACTGTCCACTTTAGCCTGTATACACACTGCCAGCTCATCAATAGAGTTTACGATTCCTTGGGTCTGAACGGAGTTCATGCTTTACCTTTTACTGCTCTAGCCAACATCTTTTCAGCAGCCAATTTACCTGCGTCTTGTTTAATCTGTTCTTTTTTACCATGCGCCGCTTGTCTTACTATAGGTAGCAGGTTGTCTAATAACTTAGCACCTTCTTCAGGATCACCAAAACCCAACATACGTACTAAATCAGGTGGTACAACAAACTCACCATCAGCCAATCTGATTTCTTCTTCCCCATCTATATTAGCAGGGATGTCATCAGACATGCCATCACCCGGACCATCTAGCATACCACCGTCTTCAAACCCTTGGATAATCTCATGGCGTTGTGGGGTAGCTGCAGGGTATGGTTGTGCACTGTGTATTTGAGATTGTGGGTAAAAAGCGTTTGGGTTTACAGGTTGAGTGTTGATATACCCCCCATTTGCCATACCTAAACCTTCTTTAGTTACATTTTGTGCCTGATTAATCTCGTGCGGGATATCTATTTGCTCTAATTCCGAAGCATATCTAGCAGGGAAAGTTGCAGTTACAGGCACACCCCCCATAGGTAACGTCATAGATACAGGCCCACCTACAGCATACCCTTGTTTAGGGCTAATTATATCTTTATAGTAGTTAAACTGTGTTTGGGTGTCAGGATTGTTAAGACTAGATAAAGGAGCTAATGGGTAGCCTAAGTCTTTAAAATACTGTTGTTGCTGTTGTTCATTAGCTTGCGCTGCGAGTTTTTCTTGACGTATTTGGTTAGCCATAGCTTGGTTTTGTTCTACCATATCCTGAGCACCAGCCCCTAAAAGAGCCCCCATACCTGTAGGTTTTAGCCATTCCATTGTGGCATCTTGGTTAGCCCCCATAGCATTAAATTGCCCTTTTGAAGCTTGCCCTATAGTAGGAGATAAAGCAGTATTAGGGTCTTTACCCAAAACAGAGGTGGCATTAGGGTTAATCCCGGAAGTTAATCCTACTTGCTCATTTATAGGCATAGCTTTTGATAGTGATTGTTCTAACCCATACTTAGGAGCGTATGCAGATGCGACTTCAGGAGTGGGCATTGCAAATTTAGGTACTTCTGGAGACACCTCACCATAGGGCACAGCTGTGGATATATCAGTAGGAGCGCCAGACAAATTACTACCACCAAATCCACCCATACCACCAGATAGAGCGCCACCTAATGCTCCTGCACCAAAGCCTTTGCCTTGAGCTGCACTCAATGACCCCCCAGCTAAAGCACCAGTACCTGCACCGAGGGCAGTACCCGTAAGAGCCCCCATAGTTCCACCGCCAACTAAGGCAGAGCCTACACCCCCTGTAAACGCACCAAGAGCACCTATACCTAGCATGGCAATTATGTTCTTTAAGTCAAACGCCTCTTGTAGCCCTGTATCTGGGTTGGTTGGCAGCTTGTGGCCTATTAGTGATTGAAGCCCAGCTAGTTCGTCTTTGCTAACATGTAAGAGGGTGTTGTCTCCGTTACGTCCTAGAGCTGATAAGCCTTTTGCAGTTGTGTTATATGCCATGATTAATCTCTATACAATTTTAAGGGTGCCAGCACTATTCCAAACATCACCAGAACTTAGCCCAGTAGCGGAAGTTGGAAGGTCCGCAATATTAACAACCGTTTTACCTACTAAGGCACTAAGTGGGTCTGTTATATGCTCTATGGAAGCTACAGGCTGTACTACACCTGACCCCGTTAAAGTAAGCACTATATCTACACCTCGTATACGGCCCGGATTGCCTTGTTGTTCTATATAATAATTTAAAAGCCTTATTAGATTGTTCATGTACTGAACATCATACTCTAAAGGAGGTAGCGGTAATACCGGAGAAGGTACTCTATTGTTATTAGCCATTAGGATTTAGTACCATCAGGTTGAATATCTAAACGGGGAACACCCATCTGCCACTTAACTCCCGCCCCATCACTACTTATTTTAAAAGCTACCTGTCTTCCTCGCAACCGAACAAACACTTGGTTGGTGTAATCATATACTTGGGTAGTTACTTTAGACCCTAATATATTAGCGGGGGTGTCATTGAGAAATACCCCTTGCCCCGGAAAGTTACGTGTAGAGACAGTCATAGTTACAGAAGGCGCAGTCGTAGTGGACCCAATAAAGTCAACGTCAGGTATAACTCGTTTAACAGCAGAGAACTTATCTCCCTCACCAATGTCAAAGTCAGCGCTCTCTATATACGCAGGGATAGCCGCAGGGGGGTTAACAGAGCCATCATCAGTACCTTGTTCGTGTTGTACTAGTATGTTGTCATATACCGCCCAAGGAAACCCTAATATATGAGAATCTAGCCATGCCGTTCTAGACATACTTCCATAGTACCAGAGCTTTTCTAAGTAGTTATAGATTACATACCTATCATTATAATCAGAATCAGCAGAAGGATAGAACCACCAAATCTCATTGTATTTTTCGTTAGTGCCTGCATATACTTGATCGCTCTGTATAAAATTAAAGTCATCAAATACGTACTGACGCAGAGCACATGGTAGAGTATCCACCCTACCTGAATAAACATAGAATTTAGAAGTCCCCATCCAATAAGTAATACCGTTAGCTGTTATAGCCGCATTAGGAGATGCTATGGTTACTTCATTAGATAGAGTAGTAAAACCAAAAGTATATGGAGGGCCTAAATACCTCATAGAATAAAGGGCCGAGTCAGACCACACTAGTATTTCTTGGCGGGTCTTTTCTGCTGTTATAAGGGCGCTGCCGTATGTTAATCGTTGACTACCTGCGGTGTTTGTTACAGCTGGAATCCATACTAGAGGGTCTTCTTGACTACACCACCTAACAAACATAGGGTCCTGTGTAGTAGGGCTTACCGCATTAGGATCATTAGCACCAAACGCAACTATATGACGCTCTTCGGTAACTATTACTCTTGCTGCTACAGTAGGTGCATCCCCGTCAGTTCCAACCAATGCTGTTATGTTTACCCCGGGGCCTGTTACCTGCCCACTAGCAGATAGTTTAGTAGCGGCATCCCAATAATATACAGCCTCATTACGAATGTTATAGACTAGGTCTTGCCCAAAGTTATCAGCACTCCAAAGCCGTAAATCTTGAGCTATAGAACTAGTTTCACGAGGAGTTCCCCAAGCAGCCTCACCCCAAGGACCTACACCAAACCCATTACCAAATGTAACGATATCTTGTCCTGTAGTTATCTGGTAAGTAGCAACGACAGAGCTACCTCCCCCATTAGTAACAGATGTAGATTGAAGTCCTGTATAGAAGCATATGTAGTTGGCTGTGTGTGAGAATACGTCGTACTGAGAGTTAAGCAATGAGGCGCTGTAAATACCAAAGGTCGTAGCTCCACTAAAAGTAACATAGTCTCCTATAGACGCCCCATTACCTGCACTAGCTACTACTATATAAGGACTAGAAACTACTGCTCCTGAACTGTGCACTGCGGCTGTTGTACCGTTATATCCTCTAAGGCAACTGACTAAATTAGTACCTGATGCTGAGTTAACATAGATATCTTCAGACCCTACCCTAATTACATAAGGAAACACCCTAGTAAAAGAAGTCCCACTAGTGACGGGTATAGTTGTATCTGTAGCAGAGATGCCTGCTGAAAGGGTAGAGTAAATAGGGTAAAAAGGTGCAGTGGCTAAAGAGCTAACTAGTCGAATGGGAGTAATGTCAAAATATACGCCGCCTATATAAAGATAATACTTAGAGTTAGTACCAACCCCTACAATATAGTTGTTGTTAAGAGAGGCCCACTCTATAAGGTTTCTGCACGTTCCAAGATAAGTATACGTGCTAGGCAGGACCCACCCGTTTATTTTTTCAGGAGATCCACTCCTAAACCGCGCCCATTGACACGCATAAAATCCTCCGCTGTTAGCAAGGTTAGTAGATTCTCTAGAGACTCCGGGCCTGAACTGTAGATATTGTAAAGCCATCCATTAATCCTCTAAATAAAGTGCCATTTCAGCTTCTCTTCTACGCGTAAGTCCTGCTACGGGTTTACCTGCTGCTTTGTTCCAACGAAGAAACTGTGGGGCTACTAACTCCGGTGCAGTCCCTGCATTAATCATTTTTACTAAAGTTGAAGATGTAAAATTTCCTTGACCGATATTGTAACATAATGATACACAAGCATCGAACTGATTTTGAGTCAACCCTTTAGTGGTTTTATTTACGGTGTCTTCGTATTTAGTAAGGGTTTTAATAAACAAGTTTTCTGCTTCCGCCCTATTAATATCAGGGTCAGCTAACCTAACTCGTGTTCCTTCTAGATACATAGTCGAGCCAAAACCGATAGTGGGCACCCCAGCACTGCACAAATAAGGTGTACTTCTAAACCCCTCAAACTCTTGTATTAGCTTTCTTCCCTTATGGCTTGTTATCATCTACTAATTCCACAGTTATTATCTACTACAAACTTCTGGCATAAGGAAGCATACGCGGCTATTTGGTCTGCTCGGAAGGCTTCAGACTTGAGAAAGTTTGTAAGTTCGTTTGAAAGTTCGTGTCTATCTTCATAGGTTCCAGTAGCGGTTTGGGTATTACTACCTTTTGTTGCGGTGCAACTACTACTTTTCCTACCGTTGTCGTACATCCGCACAGACTTAAAAGAATCACGTTGACTATTGAGTGCATTGATCGTTGATACATTGGCATCCTCCAGTTCTTTGTTAAGCTTTAGAGTTTCTTCATGCGCTCTATACGCTTGTTCAGTAAGAGTAGCTAGTGTCACTTCTGCTTCTCGGTTCATTGCACTGATATTGGTGTGCATTTCTATAAGTTCCGCTCTATGTAGAGCAGTCGATGCTCCGTATCCAGATGCAAACCCAACAATCAACAAACCTACCCAGATATACGGCATTAGTCTTTTAGTATGACACCTAATCCACCAGCAACACCCCCAGCTAATAGTAGGAGTTGGTCTACAGGCTTACCTAAAAATATAAGTACAGAACCTATAACCGCCGTAACAACCCATATAATACCTCGTTTAGTGGAGGCTTCACCCCATTCTATTTTCATATTATTTACTTTCCAAGGCTTCTAAACGGGCGGTTAGTTCTTTGATTGCATTAATTAACGGTAACACAAACATTTCCATAGACACCGCTTGAGTTCCATCCTTAGGGTTTACATCCCAACCTGCAAAATGTTCTATATTTTCAACATCTAAAGCGGCTTTTACGTCTTGTGCAAGCATACCGTACATCACTGTATCAGTATCTTGTGTGTTTTCTTCTGAATAAGAGTTTAACTCTTTAGGTATATCGTAGCTAGGGCGCCAGTTATAGGTCTTAACATCTAATCTGTTTATAAAACTTAGGCCTATGCCTGCTGGTTGAATATTTGTTTTTAACCTTTCATCAGAAACTCTTGTCCATGTAGCGTTAGTATTATAATGGTTGTATATATAATTACTACTGTTACCTATAGTGACGTAATAAGCCCCAAAACCTTGTGCCAACGCACCGATTACTATCTCATTGCTTGACCCAGTTGTAGATGTTTGGGTGTCATACCCTATAGTTGTATTAAACTGCCCAGCTCCGTTTGCAGAGTTCGCGCCGGACCCCACGGCTGTGTTATAATATGAACTATTAGTACTTAAAGCATTCCATCCAACGGCTGTGTTATAAGTACCCGCTGTGTTGGATGATAAAGCCCCATTACCCACTGATGTATTGGTAACTTGATTTCCCGGTCCCCTACCTACACGTACACCATAAAATGTAGCATCTGATGAACCTGTTATAGTTGTGGCATTAACAGTTCCGCCACTTTGGTTTGTAGCGTTTGTAGCGTTTGTTGCATTAGTGGCGTTTGTTGCGGTAGCTACTGTTTGACTTGCAATATTACTAGAGGTTATAAAAGTCCCGCCTCCAGCTGGGTTAGTAGCATAGGCCGCTGTGCCTGTAGTATTTTGGTTTAGTGTTGGAAAGGAACAGTTGCTTAAGTTACCCGAACTAGGTGTACCTAGTGCCCCACCTGTTGAATATTTACTATTAAATGTAGTCCAATCTGTAGAAGATAGGTATCCCGATACTGAAGCAGTAGCTAAGGCTATGGAAACAACTGGAGTAGAAGTCCCAGTAGCTACACTTATAGGAAGCGTACCTGATACATTTGTTACCGTCCCCCCTTATTGAACAGGCGATCTCTGGTACTGCGGGTATTGACGTAACAGCTGGAAATATTACCCTCTCTTCTAATGACGGTACTTATGACCAAGCT